GGATTAGGCGCAGGAGGTTTTAGATTACCTCCAGTAGCTTTGTTGTAAGAGGCTCGACCTTTGGCGTTCAATCCGCCTTTCTCAGCCTTGCCTTCTTTACGCTGCCATGCAGGAGAAGCCATTATCGCTTTCCTCCTAGACTTCCACCCCTAGTCCTGTTAGCACTTCTGCTAACTACTCTGCGGTTGGACTTATGATTAGTGCCGCCTTCCATCAGTTGTCTCTTGTGATCTACGTCCTTTGCGTCACCTTTAGTGCCTTTCCCATCACGTAGAGCTTCTCGACGAGCCTGATTCCTGGCTGCACGGTTCTTCTTTTGTTCTGACTGGCTATTGTACTTGCGCTGTCGGACACTATCCGCAGTCGCTGTACTTTTGTATTCGCCCTTTTTAGCCATAGTTATAGTCTCCGATTATCGCAGAATATAGTTGACGTGTCAACCAACTGGCATACCGGGAGGCATTCCGCCCTGATCCGCAGCCATCATTGCAGCATCCTCGCCAACAGCTTGCTCTTGAAGCACTGCGATGAGGCGCTGTTGCTCGGACTGCTCGATCAAAGCAATGTTGTCAGAGATCAACTGGTAGCGCTCAACACCGAAGAGATCCTCTGCCAGACGAGCCAACTGCTTGGAGCTTACGTGCGGAGCAATCAACTGACCGACAGGGCTATTGAACAGTCCCGTCAGGTTCTGGATAAGCTGTTGTTGGCTGAAGAAGTGCCTTGCCCCTACAGGACGTAGTTTACCGTTAGCAGTGATATTCTCCTTGGTTACCGTGCTGAAGATCTGTGCGCCTAGTTCATCATCAAAGACTCGAACAATATCGGCTGCATCCATGTTCCTGCGGGAGATTTCCAGCATGGCATTTAGGATAGGCTCCAGCATCTCTACTTCAAAGTTCTGGATCTTCTCTTGGAAGATACGACCAGCAGCACTCTCCAAGGACTGGACCTCGTAAGCAGTCTTCTCGCCAGGAGTACGGATACCCATAGCTTGCTTAGGTGCGCCTGCGTAGTCCTCCATTCGCTGTTCGAGAATAGCGATTTGTGTGTCCGCAGCCAGTGCCGTAGTATCAGGCACAAGCATAGTGACATCGCCCTCTACATCCATGTGGATCTCAGCACCGGGTGCCCAGTCGAACTCCTCGATCTCTCCACGGATCTTCAGGGGAGGGAATGCAATCAGATCGAATACGTCCGCCTTGATGTTCTCAAGGTGATCGATCCTGTACTGCATACCTACGAGATTGTGCAGCGGCCCCATGGCATACAGGTTGTCAGGACGCAAGCGCCAACCAACGTGAGCCTTGGAACCCTTGGGGAACCAGCTAGGATTGACTTCCTTGCGGATTACTTTCGAGCGATCAATAACCGTAATGCAATGATTCCGCAGCAGAGTATCAGTGTTAGGATCATACAGGTCGCCCTCGAATTCAATCAGTTCAACATACGGGGATTGGTAGTACTCGTACAGATTACCGAATCCATCAATGGTGTACCCAGCAGCTTTGTCGAAATCCTCGACGCTGTACTGACCATTAGCAATGTCATGCCGGAACTTCATGGCTTTGGACAGAGCTTCCTTTACCCAACCTTCGTTAGGAAAGTCCTCTGCCAACGCCTTTAACTCCCCGAGGTTCATGATCTTTCGCGTCATCTTGGGGGAGTTCTTGAATGCAGAGGCTGCCGGATTGATCAGGATATCCAGAGGAGAGATCCGCATAACACGCGGACCAACATAACCCGGAATCATCTCTCCTGTGAGTTGATCCTCTTTGGTTTCATTCACCCACTCGACATCCGCAAAAGCATTGCCGTAATCAATGTAGTCGTACAGAAGCTGAGAGATTGCAGTACGGAATCCACCGAGGCGAGTCTTGTTCTGCATGTAGGATTCGATGGCTTCGCGCTTTGCTTTGGTAGCGTCATCCAGAGAGAAGCCTTCCCACTTCATCCACTGATCGTTAGGGAACAGAGCAGCCATGTAGTTAGCGTGCAGGTTATCCCGAATCTGTGTGAGCTTAGGCGTAGTTGTGCTGTTCCTCCAAGGGAGAGTTCTGTTGGAAGTCTTGCTTGTATCCGTAGCGAACAGATAGTTCCTGAGTTCCTTCTGTTCCTCTACCCACGGCTTACGCTGATTATGGAAGTCATTCCACATCATGTATATCTGACCAGCAAGGTTGTCCGGTCGAAGCTGATCCCTGAGTTGCGCTACATTACCTGCCATATGCTATTCCGCCCATTGTGGTTCCAAAACCCCCGAACCGCTTGTTAAACAACGCAAGCCCGGAGGTATTCTTTACTTTCTCAGTTCGCTCTCGTGGCTTCTGAGCAATCTCTACGATACTGGCTAGAGTATCCACTACGTCATCATGCGCGGGTCTAGCCAGAAGGATCTCATCTTCCAGTACAGGGATGTATCCTCCACGGTAGTGCCACATTGCCTGCTGTTGGTACCGAGGCTCCAGTACCGCTGCAATGCGTTCTTCCTTTGAACCCTGGTTCCTATTAGGCCTGTACTCATCGATCTTGAGAGAGACGCCTCCCTCTTTAAATCGCTGCTTCAGGTCATTCACAATGACTTGTTGGGCTGTTGTGACTTCTGCTCTGAGCTTCTTGAATTGCCACTTGTTGTACATACCCACGAGCCTATCGTAGTACTCGCTGATCTTATCGCTCTTGAAGCGGTCAATATCGAGTACATAGATATCGTTAGTGGCATCAACGCCAATGACAACGATAGCCGTATAATCGGATTTTTTTGATAGACTGAACGCAAAGTCAACTCCTGCGTATACGTTGAGTCGGTTCTCCTTGAAGAACCAAGTGCCTGCTACTTGCTTAAGGAACTTCTGATCGTAGTACTGGAACCTAGAGCGATCCACTCGATTGGATTCAGGATCGTTAGGGTTATTGTAGTACTGTGCATAGAACTGAGTCTTGTCTGTGTACTCAGCATAGATCCTGGAGAGGATCTTCCGATCAAAGCCAAAGCGTTTCCCGTCAGGCCTAGCCTCTCTGGGCCAAGTAAATACTCCATCAACCTCTACAACTTCTTCCATCATATCCCAAACCGGGATGTACTTAACGATCTCATCTCTATCGTTATAGATGGCTTCCTCTTGATTGAGCCATACGCTGTACTGATCCGAAGGATGGTACCGAGTACCCGCTGCCTTAACCATTCCACCAGCGTTCTTGATGGAGGACATCTGGGACATGGCAGCAGCAGTCTTCCTGCGACCTTCTTCGGTGTAAGCGTTATCAGGAACTACTACGTCATCCGCTATGACTACATCAGCGTGCCATCCTGTGGTGTTCGTAGTCAGGCCAGCAGTGCGGATCGTATTGTCCCGCACCATCTCTTTAGCCCGAGCAGGATGGTCCACGTTAATAGCCGTAGTACTCCACTTGCTCCTGCGTCCCTCATCTTTATCCAGCATCTCAGGCCAGTACCTTTGGTACACTGGAGAATCGATGATGCACTTGATGGCATACAACTGATCTTCTGCCAGTTGTGCAGTAGCCGAGATGTACAGGATCGTAGTCTCAGGATGCTTTGTTATCCACCAAGCGCACCATACTGCCAGACAGTGGGACTTCTGGTGTCCCCGAGGAAGCATGATGAGTTGGTTAAGATCATTGCCTGAATGCTGCAAGAACCTGAATACCCTCTCATGGATCTCGCCATAGATCCGCATAGGGTTCACAAGTTTAGCAAAGGTACAGAGATCACTCTCTGCTGCTTCTCTCAATTCCTGTTTAGTTGTCACTTTATAATAAACTTTGTTTTATCAGGCTAAATTAGCCATTGCTTTAAATACAAAGGTATCAATACCGCTTGTTGTACAAATCCAACCCGGCGTGCCCCCTGATGATGGATCGGTATTCCATACGATGTCGCCTTTGTAGTAACTTCCAGACGTCGGCGCAGCTGTTGAATACTCGGTTCGGCGCATGACTGAGTTAGCGCCAACTTTAGTATGAGGAAGATTAAAACCATCGAAAATATTATCAAAACTATATGTATTATTTACTCCAGTATCTTCAAGTATTCCGTATTGTCCGTAAGACCCGCTTGATTGGCGAAACATATTATGCCGGAAATAGTTTCGTGCAGACGACCCACCATACAATGCCGAAACAACATAGGACGTCCCCGTCGTTGCACAGTCTATAAAACTGTTGTTTTCAACAACTGTATCAGTACAATTTGTTAAACTAAGCGCAAGGCCAGTATATTTTGAAAATGAATTAGTTCTTATTTTTGATTTTTCACATCTAACAAGTTCGACTCCTATTGATGTGGCAGAAGAAAGCGCAGTACTGTTACAAAAATTTCCAGTAATATCCAATTCAACACAATCTACTGCCGCTACTAAAGAGCCTAAGTTATTTAAGCCAAACGGTAATGTGTGGTTTCCAGATATTCTTATTCTATAGATATTCTTATTAACAGAAGACTTGCCGTCAAGTCTTATTGCAGTAGTAAAACCACAAAATTCATTGTCTCTAATAGAGATATCTCGTATTTCTTCAGATACCGGAGCTGTACTTCCTGCAAACTGTATAGCGTATTTTGCTGTTAAAACTCCGTCTTCATTTGTAAATACATTGCTAAATATCCTGCTGTTTCCTGTGTAATATCCAAGATAAATACAAGAACCAGATATGTCGTCCCTAGAATAAAAATCATTTGCAATGATTATGGAATCTCCGCCTCCATTTACAAAATATAAAGCATTTGTACATTTAAAGGTATTTCGGATAATTTGAGCAACCCCATAACCAGTATACTCAATTCCTCTTGAAAGATTCCAAAAACGATTGCCTTCAATAGCTACATGCATTGTGTAATTAGACTTTAATCCAGCAGTAGCAAGAGAATTGCCATTAAACCCAATACCTTCAATTTTAGTATAAAATGGCCCAATATCAGAATCTGATGTATCGAAAATTAACTCCATCATAGAACTCATTGCAGAGATTGCTTTTAATGTTGGAGTGCCAAGTCCAAAAATATAAGCCGACGTATTATCTGTAAAATGAACGTCGCTAGAAGGTGTAACGTCAACAGGAGAAAGGTCGCGTGTTACTTTAACTATAATTGTAGAACTAATGCAGTAGGGGCCCGGACCTTCAATAATAACCTGCTTCCCATATTTCATAGCTTCATCAACAGCAGCCTGTATTGCCGCCGTATCATCCGTAACACCATCACCTACCGCACCGAAGTCCTTGACGCTCACAACATCATTGAGCTTTTCGGCAATAGTCCGAGTTTCAGCGCCAGTACCATTTGGTGTGTACGCAATAGTGTCAGCATCCACCAAAGATGTATTACCAGCATTGAGTACATAGTACCCATTCATATCCAGGTTGGACTGCATACTGTTGGGTTCTCCGTTAGGATTATCCCTATACAGTACTTTATTCTGGAACTCATTCTCGATAGCAGTGAAGTTAGCATTCAGTGCTGCTTGGCTAAGGTAGCCAGAACTTACAGTATTCAGATCAATCTTTGCCATGTTGTTATCCTTTGGTTAAAGCGTTGCGAACCAGTTGGCGTTTACTACGCCACCGCTTGTTATTCCGAACATCACAATATTGAATCCACCAGCACTGATATCGTACACACTGACCGACAAGCCTCCTCCAGTCTTGGAGTTCACGGTGGCCTGCACTTTAGGCGTAACGGGAAAAGCTAGAGGGAATGTTACATTTTGAAGAGCAGTGGTATACAAGGATGCATAGGCCGCACTAGCAGTAGCGCTTACTGAACCGGACTGGGATAAG